AAGGTTCGCGCTTTGAAGGTTCGCGCCGGAAAGGTCCGCGCTTTGAAGGTCCGCGCTGCGAAGGTTCGCGCTTTGAAGGTCCGCGCCGGAAAGGTTCGCGCCATAAAGGTTCGCGCCGTAAAGGTTCGCGCCGTAAAGGTTCGCGCCGTAAAGGTTCGCGCCGGAAAGGTTCGCGCCGTAAAGGTCCGCGCCGGAAAGGTCCGCGCCGGAAAGGTTCGCGCTGCGAAGGTTCGCGCTGCGAAGGTTTTCAGCGCTGCCCGTAAAAATTACATTGCTGGTGTGTCGGTGTTTGATTTCGATTTTCATGTTGGGTATTATACTTTGAAAACTGACTTTCGTTTCATGCAGGCAATATACACCTGCGCGGAGGAATGTCATGTTACAATTGTGTGACAAACGTGTGACGAAAAATTAGTCGTTATTTGCCGGTGCGGGCGGGATCGGATTGCGGTAAACCTTGCGCTTACCAGTAGAATATCGACGAAAGCCATCTGGCTTTCCGCGCTGCCAGTCTATGCTTTCCCAATTTTTTCTCCATCCAGGTGATCGGTCTTTGTCACCCTTCCCCGGACCGTGATTAAGTGATTCCATATTTTTCAGGTGAAGTTCAGTCGAGCGAATTCTCCGAAATAAATTTTCGCCGCATAGTCATAAACATACTTTAAACCCTTTCAGAAAGTTGTTCGCTGTATCCACCGCATAATGGATTTCTCCGAGAGCCTGTCGAGCTTTGTCAATTTGTTTTTTCAATTCGACAACTCTCGGGTCAGGCGACATACGAAAAACGAGGTTGTCCTCAACCAGCTTCGGCAGCTTCGAATAGAAAATGCCGTCAGTGACCACGCCAGCATCGTCGGTCTTTGCGGCGTCACTGAAAAAACCTCCGATGGCGTCGAGTATTCCGCGACACCATGCGGCGTTGTTGGCTTCCTGCTGCGCGATTTTCTCCCAGTTGTCTCGGACGCGGCAGGTGTCCTCAAGTTTTTTATTCAGACCGTCGATCTTCTCTACCGCTTGGCGATTGATGGTGTCGTGTTTGTCCTTCCAGTTGTCGCGGGCGTCTTCGAGTGCTCGAACCTTTTGCTGCCAATTAATGCTCCAGGCGGCTTCGTGCGCTTCGATGTCTATGTTTGCCCGGTGAGCAACGTTCAGGTCCGCTTGCAGCGATCTGATTTGCTGGATATGACATTGGTTTTCCTGCTTCAATCGCCTGTTCTCGTCTCGAATCGCGTCACGCTTTGACCAGGATGCAAACTCACCGGACAGCTTTCGAAAAGATTCTAGCTCCGCGTTTTCCCGGGTGAGACGTTCATTGGCCAGTCTCAGGTCTTGATTTATGGCGGTCAATCGTCGGTTTTCTTCGCGTAATACATCGGCTTCTACGGTCACCTTGCCGACCCGTTTGCGTTCGGTGATGTCGCGCCATTTAAGACACCACCCCCAGTATTTTGCGAAATGATCGTCGCTGATTCGGTTTTGTAATTGATTCGCAACGAGATTTCTGTCGGCGATTTGTTGTCGAAGGTCTCCAATCTCTCGCTCTTTTTCCACGTTAGCGGCGATGTTGTTTTGGGCTATTCGTTGCCATTCTTTGCGCTGGTTTTCCAGGTCGGCGAGTTGTGCGCGGAGGGTCGCCGATTCGCCGAACTTGTTATCAGGTTCAGAAAAATTCTCCAGCCAATGAAAGCCGCAACGATGGCACCAAATATTTTTATTCACTTCGCCACCTCGGTTTCTTTCGCTGCCACTTCTGCTTTTGCTCTCATTTGTTCGAACGATTGCGCACGGGTTTTCAGCATCGAAAACATTTGGATCAAGGGCTCGTATTCGTCTTCGACGGCGAAAAAGCAAGCGAGCAGCCCCGGACCGTGGGCTTGAAAAAAGTTGTTGAGAAAATCTCTCAGACATTTGGCTTCGGACAAATTGTTTTCGGTCAGCAGATTGCCGGCGTCGAGTTGTCGCAGGCGTTGAAAAGCTTTTGCGGCTTGAAACGCCTGCTCTCGGGTGATAGGTGTTGACATAGTTATTTCTGGGTTGACTGGGTGCTGCATGTGATTGTGGGAGTGGCCGGCCATCCGGGAGTCACCGGGTCTCCGAAATATGGCTGCGGAAGCGTGGGAGCCGGTGGATAAACAGGAGTCGGACCAATGGTTATGTGAGGACCGTTGAGAATTGCGTTTTCAATTCGTTCCAGGGTGGATTTAATCTCGCCGAGGATTTCGAGTAGCCGTGTTGTGTCGTCTGTCATATTCAGTCTGTGGGTTTGAGTTGATGTATCCCGGAAATTAATTTCGCATGCCGAGCGGCAGAGTCGTTGATCGCTTCGAAATGCGCCTTCCCTGCGGGACCAGAAAAGTTTGTTTCCAGTTGGCGAAGTGCTTTCAGGTATGCGGTCCAGGCCCGGGAATGCTTTCGGAATTGTGAGCGCAGAGTAATTGCTTGCGTTTTTTCTTCGGCTTCTGCTCCGACCGCCAGAACGCCGATGGAAATTAAATAGCCCTCAATGTTGGCGAGGTGTGCGGAAGCGCCGAGGAAAAATTCCAAATCAGCTTTCGCTTGCGCGATTCCGTATATCAAATCCTCGTCGGTGCAGGCGCGTTCGGTTCGACGATACTTCCAGAAATAATACGTGGCCATGTTAGCGAAGCGGGACGCATGATAGCCAGAGTCGAAAAGTCCAATGCGTCGCTGCGCGTTGCCAGCATATACTATCACGCACCACTTGCCGAAGGCTGGGTGACAGTTTCGAAAAGGTTTACCGGATTGGGCAAGTTGCCGGTAGCGGTCGGCAGTCGAGTCGTCGAAAGTCAGGCCGCCAGAATCCCGGCAGAGTTTGTTCAGTTCAAAATCTTTTGGTGATCGCATGTTCAAAACAGTGACACGCCGGGAGGCGGACCGCAACTTTTACTTTTTAGAAAAGCGAGGGTCCGGGGTTCGCCCGGACGCCAACCTATTATATCGTGACTGCACATTGCTCCGCTGGTAATTGTTTTAATTTAGGTCATTTTGTAATTTTTTCTAATATATTACGCGAAAAAATAATATATAGTAATTAGTATGAAAACGACCTAAATTAAAACAATTGCCAGAAGAGTCATGTGCGCACACGATATAATAGGTTGGCGTCCGCTTAGGCGCGGGGCAACTTTTCGTGTTGCGCTGCCGCGCTGGGTAGGTCACTATTCTCTGCGATGAAAAAGCACGCAGAAATTGAGGACAAGCTTTTCGAGGGATCGACCGAAGAGATTAAACGTTTAAACAAGGCTGCAAGAAAAGAGTTGCGGCAGAAGAGACGCGAGAAGTATGCCCGGCAACACGGCCTTAAGTAAACTCTGCCAGCGCGACCGAGAATTCGCCTGGGGGACGGCGGAAACATGGCGAAGGGACCTTGCATGGGGTTACCTCGTGATCGATGGCCACACCCTTTGCAGACTGCGCGAGCAACTAGACATCGCCCATCAAGATTACGGAAAAGCATGGGTGAAGGTCGGGACACAATCTGTTCCCCTGAATACAACACGGTCTACCACACATTACCCATGAAAGAGATTCAATTAACACAAGGAAAAGTCGCATTAGTTGATGATGCGGATTTTGAATGGTTGAGCCAATACAAATGGCAAGCGAGTAAAGAGGGACATAGCTGGTATGCTGTAAGAGCTTGCCGAGATTCCCTTGGTAGAAAATCAAAAGCTAGGATGCACCGAGACATACTGAAGTGTGAACAGGACGTGGATCATAGGGATTTGAATGGACTTAATAATCAACGCTATAATTTGCGACCGTGTAACGATTCCCAGAATCAGCACAATCGCCGACGACATGTTGCTAACACTTCGGGTTTTATAGGGGTGCATAAAGTGAAAGGTTCCTTCGCATCTGAGCATTGGCAGTCCCGCATTGCGGTTAATAGGCGGCGTATTCACCTAGGATATTTTTTGAACAAGGAAGATGCGGCTCGGGCTTATGATGAAGCGGCTCGAAAATATTTCGGTGAATTTGCGAGGACAAATTATGGAGATTGAAAAGGTCGGACCCAAACTTCCAATCGAATGCCCGATGCCTGAATTCAATCGCGAGGAAGCTTTTCTCTTGTATGCTCAATTCACAGGTGACGCAGAAAAAACTGCGCATTGCTTGGGTATTTCTCCGGTGGATGTGTTAAGGGCAGCGGATGAACTTGGTTGGGCGACCCAATTACAGGAAATTTTTCGTCTCAAGAAAAGCACTCGCCCCGGTGATTTCGAACGAGGTCTCAATAGAGCGCAGAATTTTGCACAGTGCTTCAAAATGAGGCGATTTATTGAACGGGTGTTGACTAAGTTGACTGGACTGAATGACAACGAATTAGAGGATTACATTTTCAACGAATCCGCCGACAAGAACGGAGACAAGACAAAAAAACTGACCACTCGCGCCATTGCTGATTTAACGTCAGCACTCGAAAAATGCCATTCCATGACGTATGCCGCCTTAGGCGACACAGCGCAAGATCGCGCCAGACGAAAGGAACAGGCCACTTCTGATGATGACTCGTCAGCAGGCGAATTAAATGTTCAAATCGCCAACGCACTTGGAAAATTGAAGTCTGCAAACAATCCAAGAGCACTCCTTTTAGAGGCCCAGATTTCGGTCGCAGCGGCGAAAGCAAAACCGCCTGCGGACGACGCCTATGTTCCGGACGAGCATTAACTCCGAACAAATCTTTTCAGCCGTCGATCCCAAACACGATTGCCTTTAGGCATGGAAGGCTTTTCGTCCTTTTTCTTTTCAGGTTCTTTTGGCACGTCAGACGGCTTGCGCGGCTCGCCCCAGTTCAGAAGAGTTTTGATGTTCACGCTATTTTCTCCGCGTAGCCTTGTTGCTTTAGAGTGTTGATGAAGGCTGCTAATTTGTGTTTGTTCCTAAATGTTCGTATATCGAAAAACTCGCTTCCGTCTTGGTGAACTTTTTGTCCATTGTGAAAATTCACCAGATATTTAACTTCTCCGACCCGATACTGTGTGTGATATGTTTTCATGTTTTTAATATACAGCGCGGTGAGCGATTGTCAAATTGTCTGTGCCTCCAGTGCGTCGAGCACTTCAACGTCAGTCAAGTTTTCCAGCCAGTTGTAAAGGTCCCCGGTGCATTCAATGCGCGGCTCATTGAGTCCAGCGGTTGAGAAGTTCTTGAGTCCCGCGTGCCATCGTGCGCAAATGCGCGAGTGGATTGCGCGGCGTGTTTCGTTTTGTAGTGTTGTTGTTTTCATGCTCTTAATATACATTGCGGCGACCGGTTGTCAAATTCTATTTTCATCGAGGTTACCGGTTGCGGTTTGAATTGTCGGCGGTCACTGTTATGTATGCACGGAAAATGGCATTGTGTTTATGAGTTGGTTTCCTCTCGTAATCCTCTCAAATCCAAATACATAGGAAAAACAACTGGGCACAAGTTGGCTAAAAAACGCTTTCGTGCCCATAAAGGCGCAGCGCGTCGAGGTGTCCAAGCACCGGTTTACTCGTGGATGCGGTCAGAGGTTGACGCCGGATACTCGATCATATTCCGGGTATTGGTGACGGGCTTATCGAAGGCAGAAGCATTTCTAATAGAAAGTTCTCTCATTACAGAATTGTCTGAACTGACAGACGTGGTTTGGAATGGTAAGCGAAAGGACAGTGAGAGCGCAGGATTTTATCCGGGTAAAACCACGAGTTGGGTGAAAGTCCCCAATTGGGTGAAAGTCCCCACCCCGATTGGGCCGAATGGCCTATAAAAAATGAGCGATTCCAACGAATCGTTTACTATCCCGGCTTCGGCCCGGCTGCCCCCGGCCCGGCCCCCAGGCGCACCGCCTGCCCTCGATCCGCCAGGGCGACCAGAGGACCCGTTATCGTTTTCGTAAGTCGGATTTCGTTGGAGGGCCTTGGGGGATTGGCGAGCGGCGTAACTCGCTTACTGACAAGAGTTTGAGATGATGAAATGGGATCGAGACTTATTTTTTGTTTTGAATTGACAAAGCGGCACTTCGATGTCACTATTAGACGCATGATAAAAGACTGGCATAAAAGATTGGAATATCTTCTGGCACAACGCGGTAATCTGATTAGCGAGCAAGGCATACGAGGCGCAGGACGAAACAAAGAAGCGTTACGTTTAAACTGTGCTATCTGGCGTGCTAGAAAAATGATTGCCCGGGGTCCCCAGCCCAAAAAACCTCGCAAACCTCGGCGACCACACTCTGAATGCAAAATATCGCCACATGTCATAAACCGGAAACGAAAGAGACAACTTTCTAAAGATTTGAAATCCTTGCCTGGGTTATGCGAGGCATCCGGTATCGGTTAGAATTCCCTGAGAAGAACAGACAGCGGTCCTTACAGGGTTATCACCGACGCTCTGGAGAAATAAACGAAGCACGTAGAGAACAGAATTTTCGAGAATCCGGGCCACTTAGAATGGCAACCACCCTTCAAAAACTTTTCTCGGGTCGCCGTGCAGCATTGTTATCCGCCGCCAAACGAGTCTTGACCAAACGAAACGCGGCGGAACAAAAACTTGCCCGGATTCTTCGCAGACGTTTCAACAAAGCTGTAAAGCTCCACCAATCATCCAGTTATATCTTGAGAGTCTGTGGATGCTCTTTGTCAGACTTGCGCAAACATCTGGAGTCTCTGTTTAAACCGGGCATGACATGGGAGAATCGTGGGTTTCACGGCTGGCATATCGACCACATTAAACCCTTGGCTAAGTTCGACTTGAACAATCCGGATTGTCAGAAGAGAGTGTTTCACTACACCAATCTCCAGCCTCTTTGGAAAGACGAGAACTTCGCCAAGAGAGATAAAGTTTGACACGGCCCCGAATTGGTGTCACTGTTCGGGTCACATGAACAATCGTTTCATCACCCACCTGGGTTGCCTGTTTCTGGCAACGTTACTCACCGTGTCCGTCAATGCTGGCAAGAAGGTCGCCAAGTTCGATTCGCCTGCCCTCTATTGTAGTTCCGCCACGGAGCTGACCATCAACCTCACGGTTTGTGCTGGCGCTTCAGGAGCACCCGCAGGATTTTCTGTGCAGTGGATGACCGCCGCAGACTATGCCGCCAACGGTAGCGTTTGGTATTTGTCTGAAGACTCTCGTCTGTGCAAGGCGAGTTTTTCTGGCAACGCCAATGCGAGCCGATACAACCTGGGGCCGAACGAATGCGCTTCAATCAACATTGGAGAATTGCTTTTCGACAACGGCGCATCAGCGACCACCTGCGGTCTCGACGGGCTGCTCTGCGGAACCGATTACGTTTTTCATGTGTTCGCCCACGCGACGAGCACAGTTAACAAGAGTGATTTTTCCGCCGACACGACTTGCCACACGCTGCCGTGCTATGTTCCCACAAGCGGCTGCACTTTTACTCAGGGATATTGGAAAACGCATAATGCAATCGTTTGTGACGTGGACCCCCTGAGTCCTCTTTGTATTCAATGGCCCGCAAACGGGCTGACCCTCGGCAAGTATTATTACACCAACGACCAATTGCTCGCCATCCTGAATACACCGGCACAAGGCAACGGCCTGATTACGCTGGCGCATCAGTTAATCGCCGCATACCTGAATATGTTCAACGGCGCTGACGTGACAATTATTGACGACGCCCTCGGTGATGCGATGGCGGCAATTGGTTATCTTGTCGTCGGCGTGGATTACCTGCCGCCGTCTTCAACGTCCGATTTGGTGACCGCCCTCACTGCATATAATGAGGGCGCGGTAGGGCCGGGCCATTTTCAATAAAAAAAAAAAATCGATATTACCTTGCGGGTCCGATCCCCGTAAGGTAATATTTAATCGATGCGGACGAGCACTTTTATTTATGTTTTGAAAGACCCGGACACTGGAAAAGTCCGGTATGTGGGTAAGACGAATAATCACCAGTTTTGTTTCGGTATGAAAGACAACCCTCCCGGAAACCCTTGGTCAGTTTTCTTCGACGAGGACGGAGGGTTTCACCGAGACCCACCTTTTCACCGCACGGTGAAAAAGAGGTTTACAGTAAAACCTATCCGCGTCACTGTTTGAATGTCCTCTGCATTTCGCAGAGTGTGTTTTAACCCAGGAAAGTGTTATGGCGTTAAATCCTCCTTCTAATGTTTCCGCAGTCGCGGCTAGTCAGAATTCTATTCGTCTTACGTGGACGAGTCCTCCGGATCAGATAGACACTATCGGTATCTGGCGTGCCGACGCTACGAACGGTTCTTGGAAAATTCTCGCCAGCGTGTGCGGCACTTCGTTTGTGGACACAGGGCTTCCGACCAACGCGACACTTTTCTACAAGCTGGTATCTCAACGTCTGGATTTATTCAGCAACTTTTCGCCCACAGTCAGCGCGACTACTGGATCGTCCTCGTCTTCTGTTGTTGAGTCCGAAGCAGCCCCCGGCGCTCTTTTTTCCCGACAGCAGATTGCTTTCGACGGAGGTGCCGAAGCGTTTATTTATCAGGGACCCACCGGCAAGCAGGTCCGAATCTCCGGGCAAGCTGACATTCCATTTACACTTCCATACAACGGGACGCTGTCCAATGCGTATGACAACGTGAAGAAAAAATTCGTCACGATGTCTCTCGACCTGAATGTTACCCACGGACAACTCAACGTTCTTGGTGGTCCGTCGTTTACATTCGGCGACAACAATGCCCGGCCCGAAGGACTCATAAAACTCAAGTCCGGAGGTTTTGCGGGTGTTTATTCGATATGGGGCAGCACGTTCATCGGCATTGTTTATCTATCGCCCACAGGAGTATTTTCCATCCAGGCGGTATCGTTTACTGAGCCGACTTTTATTCCGCCTGCGGGCACGGCGATTGCGCAGCATCCAGTGGACGGAAGTATTTGGGCGTTTATTTCCCGCGATTCAACCGGCCTGATACGCGCAATCCACATGACTGAAGTGGGCGATGCGCTGAGAGTCGATTGGACGGAACGCGAATTTCTCGGCCACGTTGATAACAATCTGATTGACGACGCTTCGCCGAATGGAGAGTTTCCGCACATGGAAGCTTTTCCTGACGCGACTCGCGGAGTGATTCAGCTTGCGTATCAATCCGCGCACCAGAAAATTTTCACCACGTCACCATTTGTGAAAGGCGCATGGATAACCATTGCCGCGATTCGACCGGATAGGTCAAAGATTTTTTCGTTTTATCAGGGATGGGTGGAACGAATTTCTGTCTTCGGACTTATTGCGAATCCAAAGGGAGTTTTCCTCGCGGTGAACCCGCTAGACGAATCGACCCTTACGTTTCCGAGGATGCAAGTTGTTTCCATGCCGACCGGGGCGGTGCTTTATACTCGGGCAGCTACTCGTCCAATATCCAGCCTGTCCGGAGTTGACTGGCTGCTCGATAACGAACCGACGACCCGCAAAATCGCGTTGACTTAACCGGCGATGCGAGTCACTGTTTAACACTATGGCTACACTCACTACGGCAAACAAAGCTTTGATTCAGGGACTTATTGATTATCAGCGAGGCGAATATGAAAAACCGCTTGATGATCGGGTCGCCCATGACTTGAGCACTCTGCATGCGGCTTTCGGTTATCCATCCCAGATTGCTTACCTGGAGGATTTACGAGACGCTCCGTTCAGCACTTTGCTAAAGTCGCTCCTGGCAGTCGCAGCGTAATCGGAGCGTTCTGTTCCTCGCCCATGCTGCTGGCTTTTCTTCTGGCCAGCGGCACGATTTATTTTTTCATGCCTATCCTATTGTCACAGTTGGTCTTCGCGATCTGGGAAGACGGAATCGAAATTTAAAAGTTGTGCCTTGAGCGACGTTCTGATAGTTTTCAAGAATGCGAGAAGCGCAGACGAAAAGAAGATCGATACAAACCCTTGACGAATCAATCTATCAGTGTATGGTATCTGTATGAAAAACGTTTTTGCATACACACGAGTATCTGGCAAAGGACAGATTGAGGGGGACGGAAGGGACCGTCAAATTGATTCGATCCGTTTTTTCTGCAAGTCCCGAAATTTACAATTGTTGGGGGAAAAGTTTGAAGCTGGTGTTAGCGGGGGAGTAGAGGCTATGTCTAGGCCCGCATTTTCGGAATTGCTCGAAGAGATTGAGTGTCTTCGCGTTAATGGGAGAGAAGTGGATGGGATTGTTGTAGAACGGGCGGATCGTCTTGCTCGCGATCTGATGGTATCAGAAATTCTTTTAGCCGAGTGCAGGAAAAGAAATATTGTCGTATATTCGGCGGACCGAGGGGAACTGGTTGATTTAGCATCCGATACGGCAGACCCGACTCAGACATTAATTAGGCAGGTGTTGGGGGCGCTTTCTCAATGGCAAAAAGCCGAGATTGTGATGAAGACCCGTAAAGCCAGAGAGCGAATTCGGGCATCCGGTCAACGCTGCGAGGGGAATAAGCCTTACGGGTTTTACCCGGATGAAAAGCCTATAGTGGAAATTTTCAACAGCCCGGTGTTCCAGGGAATCAGCGATAACACCCGGATGCGCATGTTGAACAGTGCGGGCTTCACTCTGCGGAATGGCAAGCCCTTCAATCGGTTCATGGTATTACATATTAGGAAAAGTATCGCATCCGGGAAAATAAAAGTGTGAGAAGCACGACATTCATTTATGTTTTGAAAGACCCGACCACCGAGGAAATTCGGTATGTGGGAAAAGCGGATGATCCAGACCTTCGTTTGCGACGGCATTTAATGGATAAAGGAATAAACAGGCGGACAAACTGGATTAAAAAATTGATGGCCTCTGGCAATCGTCCAGTTGTGGAGATTGTGGATGAAGTATCTATCCCGGAATGGAAATCGTGGGAAGTCGCTTACATTCAATTTTACAAAGATTGTGGATTCGATTTAGTAAACACGACATTAGGGGGAGAAGGAACCAATGGCCATAGGCATACTACTGAATCGTGCCAAAAGATTTCGAAAGCTTTAACAGGGCGTGTGTTTTCTGAAGAACACAAGAAAAAAATATCTCTTTCTTGGACAGGACGAGTAGTATCGGACGAGACCCGTAGGAAACTGTCAGAGAAAAGAAAAGGCCGAGTAATATCTGCTGAAACGGGCCGCAAAATTTCTTTGGCGAAACTGGGAAAGACGCATTCGTTGGAGACAAGATTGAAAATATCCAAGTCCGGGATTGGAAAACATTCGGCGTCTGAGGAAATACGAGCTAAGATGTCAAAAGGCCAGCAACGCAGACAGGAAATAATTCGGCTTGACTTTTCTATACAAAATTGTATGGTCTCGGTATAACAATTAACCAAAAGGAAACAGATGGATGGAGCCTTCAGAGCTTTAGTTTCGGAAAAAGGTGTAGGAGTCGTGAACGACTTGCTGCAAAAACATCGGGAAGACTGTCAACTTCGGCTGGCCCGGATCGCCAACGGCGCAGACCCGAGATACAAGAACGGTCACCCGAAGGACCGAGAGAAGGGCCGGTAAATTTTATGGGCCGGTCGTCTAATCGAGGACACCAGTTTGAACAACTGGAAACGCAGGTCTCGAATCCTGCTCGGCTCTACCTTTCGATCTGCGTCCGGTTCATCGCCGGGTAGATGACGCAGTGCAGCCGCAGGGTCCCGCTCCGATCTTGGTTTCGGAGCCTGCGGAATAGAAACTGGGATAGACCACGGGGAAAGTCCCGCACATATAAGGCCCGCCAGGGAGTAACAATCCTTGCCGGGCCTCTTCATTTTTAGGTAGCGGTCCCACCTTTTTCGCGTCACTGTTGATTACTGCGGGGAGAATCGGATTCAACCGACCCTCATAAGGTCGGCTACGTGGGTTCAACTCCCACCCCCGCTACCATTTACACAGTGAAGATTTACACACGTTTCGATGAAAACCGCCCCGGCGTAATCCGGCTCTGGGTCCGCTCCTGGTCCGCTCGCGGATGGACGCCCCGGCTGTTGATAGGAGACGAAGTAGCCCCGGGTCTTGAAATTCCGTGTGACTGGATAAACTTTTCGTCCAGGAACCCCCGCAGCACTCCGAAAGCACGGGACATCGCGTGGGAATTTTTCCGAGAACCCGGCTGGCAGATTCAACCGGTTGTTTCTTTTCCGGGCGCGACCGAGGAAGAAATCCTTGCGTGCGGGAGATCGCTCAACCTTTAATTTGAAGTCTGAGATTTAAAGTTTGTGAACAAGACAGTTTTTATCTACGCCCTTAAGGAGCCGGATACCGGAGAGATTCGGTATGTGGGGAAATCCTATAACGTTCAAATGCGTTTTAGAAAGCACTTATCTTCGGCATTTGTTAGGATTAATAGGAAGACATCCTGGATTCGGTCTTTGTTAAATCGAGGAACTAAACCAGAACTTGAGATTCTTGACGAAGTTCCAATCGAACATTGGCAGCAATGGGAAGTCGCCTGGATCGAATATTTTAAAGAATCTGGAGCGAAGCTTGTCAACGGGACTCCCGGGGGAGAAAGCGCAATACCCATGTTTGGAAAAGACAACCCGATGTTTGGAAAGCCGAGACCGGAAGAGGTCAGAAAAAAGATTAGTAAAGGGCATATAGGGAAAAGCATAGGACCCGAAGTTCGACAAAAGATTAGTGTGGCACTGAAAGGAAGAAAACTAACTCCCGAGATTTGTGCTAATCGGACAATTGTTCAGACAGGATTGAAGAGACGGGAAAACACTTCTAGTAAATTTGTTGGGGTATATTGGCACAAACGAGATAAAATATGGACCTCTCGAATAACTGTCCAAGGTAAAAAACTAGACTTGGGGCGACATGATTCTGAAGAAGATGCGGCAATTGTGTATGATTGGGTTTCCCGGCTATATTTTGGAGAATCCGCCAGAACTAATTTCCAATGTTAACCAGCCCCCAAGAAAAAGATTTGGCCAAAAGTGTGGCAGAGCTTATCCATAAAGAAAAGCTTTTTGATGCGGCCAAAGTAATTAAAGATGTTTGTGCTTTGAAAGTCAGACTCGAAGATGACCCAGCAGACTATCACCCGGTCTTATTGCATTTCTTGCACTATTGTTTGAACTCCGGGGGAATGGAAGAGGCCGCGCAGATGTTGTGGACGCCAACCCAGTTTACTCCAGAGCCTCAATGCACTAAAGATGTTTGGGATTTGTTTGACAGGTCCAATCAGGGATTGATTATGGGCGGGGCAAGTCTAAGCAAATCCTATTCATGCGGGGTTCGGCTACTTTTGGAATATATCCGCGATCCGCAATATACCACCATTCGAGTTATCGGGCCATCAGAAGATCATCTGTCTGCCAATCTTTTTTCTCATATCACCGGGTTACATAAGACATCCAAGCTTCCTTTGATGGGAGAAGTCGGGGATTTATTTTTAGGTCTTTCTCGCCGGGATCAGTTATCTAGCCTAAAGGGAATTGTCATTCCGGTTGGCAGTGTCCGAAAAGCAGGAAGATTACAAGGCGTTAAACGAAGGAGCAGGCCAGAGCCACATCCAGTGTTCGGCCCCCTTTCCCGGCTATTTTTATTTGTCGATGAAATAGAAAACGTGCCCGGAGGTCTTTGGAGCGACTTGGACAACATACTTTCCAATATTCAGTTCGAAGGGGATGTAGGAGGATTCAAGGTTTTTGGAGCTTTTAATCCGTCTAATCAATCTGGAGAGGTTGGGAAAAGGGCAGAACCGCCCTTTGGATGGGACTCTTTTGATCCAGACAAGCACTATAAATGGAAATCTGCCCGAGGATGGGATGTTATTCGTTTGGATGGAGAGAAGTCTGAAAATGTTACTCAGGGAAAAATCGTTTACCCGGGATTACAAACTCGATCTGGATTGGAAGCGATAGCTCGAAATGCGGGGGGCCGCAGTAGCGCGGGATATTATACGATGGGTCGGGGAGCTTTTCCGCCATCGGGGATAGAACTTACTATTATTCAACCGGCAATGTTAGCCAAAATGAAAGGAACTTTTTTATATTATGAACCCCCAACACCCGTCGGGTCTGCGGATTTGGCACTTGAAGGGTCAGCAAATGCTGTATTCACTATCGGATCGTGGGGGCGTGCAGTTGGAATTTCCTTTCCCCCTTCTTTGGAGCATCCTCTCGGAAGAAAGTTCATGTTCAAAGATAAATCAGGACGCTCAATTATCAGATGGGGGCTGCAAGCCAACAAACAGTTCATCCTCCCAAAAGGAGACACATCCAAAATGCGAGATCAACTCGTGTCTCTCTGTCGAAAAGCCGGAATTAAAGGAGAGTTCTTTGCGTGCGATAGGACAGGCGGTGGAGCAGGAGTTGCCGATCTTTTAAAAAGTGAGTGGTCTCCTTCCCTACATGACGTCAATTACTCTGAGGGCGCGAGT